AGGTTATCACTGTTGAACCTTATTCCTATGTTGCTCTTTATGAGAAGATCATCCTTGAACTCAGGGTGCTTTAAGATGAAAGCCAACCAAAGGGGTTTGTACAAAAGTTCTTGGAAGCTTGATCTTAATCGGTTTATGAGCTTTGAGAACCTTATCTCTTCTCTTTCTGCACCTTCTGCGTTGAACGTTATAGTTCCGCCGCCACCTTCTTGGTTAAACCTATTGAAAGGAATGCCAGACTCCATCTTTAACTTGTCTCTGAAGTACTTCAAAGCATCCATGTTAGAAAGATCTGGTCCCTGGTTTTCTATTGAGGTGATGTCTACACTCTCTCCTCCCTTGTTAGGGAAGATGTAATTCTTGTAGAACGGAATGTTAGGCCTTCCCTGGACATTGAGTTCACCGCTGTCATTGTCAAGATAGAGATCCTCACGATAGATGGAAGCAAACTGTGACAGGGACTGGACCCACCTTTGAGGTGACTTTGAACCAACTGGAACAACCATCTTCATTCGCCATTGGGCGTTCATGATGTTCCATATTATCCTCGAGTTCTCAAGAACACGAAGGAGGTTGAAGCTTCGAACGAGAGGTTCAATGTAGGATATTGGACCGACGCCTGATCTAGCATAAGATATGTAGATGATCTGCGTGTCATATAGTACCCGATGTTTGTTGTAATCGTTCTCATACTGATGCCACACCTTCTTCCTGACACCTGCTTCTAATACAACATCTGGTCTTAGGCTTGCAGGATCTAACTCCTTGAAACCTATTATCTCTGTTGCCTTCTCGTTGTAGATTATTTCAAACGCAAGAACGCCTTCTATCAGAAACTGCCTGAAGAATGAAAATGCCTGTTGATCCTCATTGAATCTAAAAGCTGCATAGATCTTGTCAAATATCGCATTCAGACTGTCTATAACATCCTGTTCTTTGTCATCAACGACGACCCCAGGTATTCCTTTGGTGTCTGGGTAACAGAACCTGTTCTTGTTATCGTAAACGATCGATTCATCGGCCACGATGTTTATCATGAAGTTTATCTCACCATTTCTGGCAAACTTCCGGAGCATCTCTCTCTTTCCAACGTAGTCCTTGTCGAAATACGTGATGTACTTCTTAGGTCCAACGTCCTGTATGGCTAGAGCATACTGGAGCTCGCTCTGCGTCATTACGTCCGCGCCAGCTATGTGTGCGAACATAGACTCGGTCGTTCCAACAGCCATAGACTGCTTGATGACCATGTCATCGTAGTCCATACCAAGGTTTGCTATCTTCCTAATGGTCGATGCCAACCTGGACGTCAACGTTTCATCTTTTCTATCAAAAAAGCCTGCCATAGGGTCTAATGTTGTCCTATATATTATTGTTCAAATGGATATCCCTTTAAAAACAAGGACTTATCTATTTTCTTTATACATTTCCATTGGATTCTTGTTAACAAAGGTTGTAGGCAAATAGTAAATGAGATACTTCCAATCCTCGTATTTTACCTCTTTGATGGTATCTTTTAGTATCTTGGTCCTTTCTATGCTCATGAGCTTTGGCTTAACATCTATTAGATCAAAAAACTGATCTCTGTACTCTTTGTGTATGAAAGGAAGATCTGTTGGGATTCTGGAACCTTCGTTTATCTTTTCAAGGTTGTCTTTTATCTGGTTTGGAAAAATCTTCAATATGCCATTGAAAAGCTTCACCCTGTCTTTGGGATTTAAATAGTTTACGTTTATTCCTATTTCGTAGAACCTATCTGCGTTTGCAACTTTATGACATATGCTCATGAACATTGGTTGCATGTCAGGCCCCTTTCCGTCGTATTTAAATGTGTATATCTTGCCAGAAAAGAACCTTTTTCTTGTAGCTACAAGGTAGTCTTCGAGTGTATCATCAAACTTCCTATTGCCGGATCTTACATAACGCTTTGACACCCAATCCTGCAAACTTTTTATGTCTATTATCCCGTTCCCAAGAGAAGAAGGACCGAAGTTATAGATGTATTCAAAGTCACCGAAGACTTCTTTGAGGTTCATATCATGTTTAGATTTTCTTCAGTCCAGACCTTGAACTCGTATCCAAGATTGTGGGCGTATTCAGTTGCTGCAGCCCACTTTGCCTTATTTATCACGATGACCTTCAGGTGGTTCATGTAACGTTCCTTTGTCTTGAATGTCTTTGGGTTCTTTGCCTCAAACACTGCTTGTTTCTTCGGCTTTATTTCAATGAGGTACTTCTTTATTTCTCCTTCGTTCGTTGTTATGCTGCAAAAGAAGTCAACAAAATACTTGTGCATCTTTTGATCAACCGGAGAAAAGTAGTTTATTGCAACAGGTTCGCTTGACCAGTTGTTTACCATAGGAGAGCTGTCACACATCGTCATGAACTTCTTCTCCCACGAAGATCTGTATATTATCTTCGTTATGTCACCCATGTACTTTTCTGGGTTTGCCGGTATAAAGTAACCCTGCCTGAATCCAGACTTTGGGTTTGGGGGAAGATCTTTTATGTTTTTCATGCTGTTGATATATAACACAAATAACAAACCTAACATGAAGGAAGTACTCAAACAGATCAACAGTGAAAGCGAGGCATTCGGCAACAAGCCCCAGAAGAAGCTTTCAACCTACAGGATCGATGATGAAACAAAGAAGATCGCAGATCTTGTGATTGTAACAAGATCTCTGATGAATGGAAACAGGCCTGAACCCTACACTAAGCTGATAAAGAACCTCATAAAAGAGGAATGGCTTAGAATAAAAGAAGACATACACTTCCACCAACTCTTAAAGGACTCTTAAATGTTTGAGAGTCCTTCGGTTTCGTTGATGTTTATGATCTTTATGTTGTGGGTGCGACCTCTGAGTTTTTTCCACCCCTTTGCAAGTCCGTTCTTTGCTATCTGCGTGTAGTACGCAAAAGCATTGTTGGATCTTTCAGGGTTGAAGTTTCTCCAGTATCGGACCAGGTCTTCTATTGCAAACGCTATGCAGTCCTGTCGATCCTCTTCGTATTTAAACTTCAGGACCTTTGACAGCTCGTTTGCTATTAGCACCAACATTTTCAGTGCTTCGGGTGTTAGTTCGTTCTTCTCTTTTGACTTTAGTATCTCTTCAAAGAGTTTCTTTTGATCTACGTATCTTGACATAGATGTTATAGTCCTATCCTGTTTTTTTGTTATGTCAAAGACTTTATCATTGATGCAAGACGATAATACAGGTCTTGGAGTCCCTTTGTATCAACACTCACCTCGTTTAGGTCTTCTATTATGCCATGCATGTTTCTCAACATGTCATTTAGCTGATCAACCTTGGTGAGGATGATCAATTTCTTCTGTTCCCTCTCGACTTCCTTTTTGATGTTCATTACCCTTCCGTGGTAGTCAACGTCATCTATGGTGAGCTCTCCCTCAAAAAAAGAAGACTGATCACTAAAATCAGTCTTCAAGAAGTCATCTATACGTTTTATCTTGCTCATTTAATTTGTATTAATCTTCATGTATGGCACCGCCGTATGATCCCATGAGTTCTTCGTCCTCGCTATCTTCTTCAAATTGGATCTCCATGCTATCTTCATCTGGGTATTCGTTTAATTCATATTCGTAATCATCATCATTTGTGTCAGGGGTGTAGTGTTGACGACTTCCATAACCAGGATGCATCTCTGACTCTCTGTCATAATGGTGGATGTCATCCTCTGTTTCATGTTCCATTTCTAATTCGTCAGACTTTACGTCTTCGTCCATCTCATCCATATCATATTCGTCCGTGTCATCCACGTCGTCTTCATCCATTTCATCCATGTCACCTTCTCCATCTTCATCATACTCATCGTGATCTTCATCTTCTTCTAAGTCTGACGGATCTACTGAATAGTTATCGGTTGCCATGCGATCTAGTTGATAAGTTTTTGGTATTTCCATGCCGTAATCATCATCGTCATCTTCTTCGGCTTCTGCATCGTAGTCGAAGTCGTCACTGTCGCCTGCTATGAATATTTCAACGTCATCATCTGAGCCGTCTTCATCTCCATAGTCATATGTTATTTCCTCTGTTTCATCATCTAGGTAATCATCGCTCTCTGCATCCATTTCTTCCCAATCTTGGAAATCATAATTATGCTCCGCTTCTCTTATCCCACTGGCGCTTTCTTCCAGTGATGGATTGTAGTCCTCTTGGCCCTTTAGTGCCATTCCATTAAATTTGTTGAGATCTTCATCGTAGACACCGCCAAACTCTGAATGCCTAACAACATTAGAAGGATCATTTGTCATTCCTTTGATTTCATCTATAGATACGCTCATTGGATCTTCCTGAGAATAAACGTCTCTCATTCCGTTTGATTCCTTCATCATCTTCTTTACGTCTGAATGTTTTCCTGAAGGTTTTGCGTTTGATCCCTGTATCATCTGAAGGTTAACCTCCGGGGATGCCGCCGAGCTAGTTTTTATCATCGGCTCAATGACGTCAAGGTCCTTGTCTATGCAATGGAATGTTTCACCAGTGTTCAGCAACACTATGAATTTTCTGTCCACGCCATCAACAGAAAGAACCGTTCCTGTTCCCTTTGATCTGACCTTTACCGTATCTCCGACCGAAGGAAGAGAGATTCCCATTGTTGCTTCATTTAGCTTGTTCGAAACCAATGAGTACTTGTTCTTAAGAACCCTGAGTTCCTGACGCAGGGCTTCTTCCAATTGTAATATGGTAGAATTCTCTCTAACATCCTCATCGTTTGATTTTTCTAATTCTATCTTGCTAAGTTCCTTTTCCAGCAGGACTATCCTCTTGAATATGCCGTTTGATGCCCTTTGCATCTTGTTTATGTTCTTGTTTTCCTCAGAAAGGGTTTCAACAAAAGATTCTGATATGTCGAATGCAAGAGTATCCCATACAAAGTTTTTGAGCTTTGTTGCACTTTCGATCCTTAACGTCTTGTTCTCGTTCATCGAAGGATTGACGTAATTGACAACGTATTCCTTTCCTTTGATCACATTCATCTTTACACCTTCGTAGATGTTTGATGTGATCGTCTTCGAGAAGTCAAGTTCCATGAGTTTGCTCATGTTTTCATGTACGGTCAAAACGTCTGTCAATGACCTGCTATAAGAAGGATCTATTATTGAACTAACAGCTGCTTTATGCTTAAGTTCTTCCCTCGTCAATGTAGTTCCGTTCAGGTCTATTGAACCGTTCTCGTGTAACTTAACAGTGTCACGACCCATAAACATAACAACGGTGTCTCCTTGTATGGAGAGGTTCTTTGACTTTGAAATTGCATTTACTGCATATAGAGACGGAGATTTCTTTTGTGCATCCGATTCATTCATCGGGGTTATTGTTGACCCGTTCTTCACATAGAAGTTTCCATCAAGAAGTATGAAGTCTGCAGATTCCTTTATGTCAACGAAACCTACTGAAGGCTTAACAGTGCACTTTGTTGTGTTTGAAAGAACATTAAAACCTCCGAATGAATTCTCTATGAGTCTAAGGCTGTTTGCAAGCTTGTTTATGTTAGTGTCAAACTTGTACCTGTCCAACTCCTGTATCATTATCTTTCTTGAAGCAGTTGTTCTGTCCATGATGTAAGACTCGAGCTTCTCGATCAGTGGACCGTATATGAAGCTGTTCCTAGATGTCTTTATTATGTCAACAGAAGTCTTGACTAGTATGTCTTCGTTAAGATCGTTCTTGATCTTTTCCAATCTTTCAAACTCTGTCTTTACTATCGGCTCCCAGAGAACCGACTTCAACGAATTGAGATAATTTTCAATTATCAAATAGTCAGGGTTAACCTCGCTCAGTTTCTTGAATTGGGATATAGGACCCTTTAAGTGGGGGTACTTACCAATTGAGCTCTCATTGATTATCCTCTCGGCAGACTTCTTTATTCCCATGTCTGTGAGGGTCATCAACCTCGACTCATTTGAAACGAATGATTTTACTGCAATGTCCGAGGTGTACGCAGACAGTTTGTCTATTGCAATCTGGGACAGATTGTGATCAGGTATGCTATCTGCCATCTCAACAAGAGATTCGCATATGCGTCGAACTGCACCTTTTACAGTTTTGTTGGATAATGTAGCAAGGCGTGTTTTGGCTGTGTTCATTGGAACCCTATATTTTTGTCTTTTTTATATATCTGTCTGATTTAAAAACTTTGTCACATTGTGTTACGATTTATCGTCAAGGAATTAACATCTTTGAAGAGCCTTAGATTTATTCCAAGCCCGTCAGGAAGAGGCATGTTTGACCAGAAGTCCAGAAGTATTGTAGCAAATGTGTCATCCGATCCGTATATTATCGTACAAAGATCATTCGCTGCAAACCCTCCCTGGCCGGAGAGATAGCTTACTTTCCACGTGGAGCTTATGACATTTCCGTTTGCGTCCAATTCATTGGTCACTGATTTGACATTGAACGTGACCCTCGCTTGGTTGGTCTTGTTCACAATGGTTATCATCCTGTTGAATGTGCTTTCTGTCATGTAGACCGACTTCATCCACTTTGTCAGATTGTTGGAGTTGAAATCTGTTCCACTCACAACTATTTCAGTGACATCATCGAATACGTTTGGTTCAACTTCCGGGTCTGTTGTTCCGGGAACATTGACATTGAATGTTATATTTCCAGAAGAAACCGAAGATTCCGTGTACTCAAAGACCTGGAAATGGGACTCCGAAGGCAGGACCATAACGGAAAAGTCTGTTATCCTGCTGTATATTATTGAAAGGTCATCGCTGTCGAGAACCGGAACAGTTATCGTGTTTCCAATCCTACTAGCAGGAGAATCTACTGTTACTACAAAAGACTTGTCGCTCTCAACGTTCTTTATGGTAAGATACTGTCCGGGCATTATCTTCTTTTCATCTATGTAGGAATCGAATGCCAGGGTCATTGAACCAGGATCAATCGATGAAGAGGTCAGCAGCCTAGGATTGTTATCCTTGACCTGATCCTTTTGCCTGTAGATTTCTTGGCTGGAACTGAAGGTTTGTATGCTGTTGCCCTTAAAGAATTCTGTGCTGTGATCGATCACAGGCATGTAGGTTTCAACCTCTATGGAAAAAGACATCTTGATCCGCTGATCATCTCCGTAGTTATAGGAGTATGGCTTTTCTCCTGGAAGGGGTGCTGGTATCATTGCCCTTGCCGGTATTCTCATGGTCTCATACCTGAAGCTGAAAGGTATGGTCTTAAAGAATTCTGAGAAAGCAACCTGAGCTATTCTAAAGTAATCCAACAGTATGTCTACTATTATGTCTACCTGGAACTGAACCCTCAGAGGTATTATTATCGCTTGTGCAGAATAAGTCTTCATTGCACCGTCTACGAGCTTTTGGTATTCTATCCTTACGTAGTTGTTGGTAAGGGAATCCTCCGGCATCTCTATGCCGCTTATGCTGACAACTCCACGGGGTATGGGATCATAATTTCCATCTGCAAAATCAAACTTGCAGTTATCCATGTTTATGAAGTTGTCCTGAATGAACCTTCCATCTCCGACTAGACTGAAGTAGAAATCCAAACTGAAAGGTCTGGATTCTGTCGGACTCACTATAACATCGTATCTTATCTTCTCATTGATGGCATTTATGAATGCAACAACGAGGGCCCTGAAGAAGACGTTATCGGAGTTTGTTTTAAAGTTAAATGGATTCATTAGTCTATATATCAGCCAACTTTTTCTAGTTCAATTGCAGAAAACCCGTTGTTCTTGCTTGTTCTGAGTATGTAATCAAACTCTTCGTGTGGAAGTGAAGAGTGATTTACAACCACTGTATTCAGCTTTAATTCTCTTGTTATCTTTCCAAGGCTTTTTACCATGTGATAAATGTTGTTAGTGTCAACAGAAGAAAAGACTTCATCAAGAAACAATATATTCAACATAGGAAACTTCATTTTAACAAGCTTAATGAGAGACAGAAGAACCACAATGTCGACCTTCTTTGCTTCACCGGTCGAAAGTGAAGAAGGGGATATTTCTTCTCCCAGGTGCCCTAGTATTGCATTGAACTCTTCGTCAAACCTTATCTCATAGTCTATGTTCATCTCCTGGGAAAGATCTCTTATGTATTTGTTGAACATTGGTAGTATGCTTTGTATCGCAACCTGCTTTATACCCTTTTCTCCGAGCAGCTGATCTGCAACCTTGTTGAAGTTTGCCATTGATTCGGCCTTGCTCTTTTCTTTCTGCTTTTCCTCCAGGGCCTCTTCGCTTTCCTTTATCATCTGTCGTATGGCTTTTGTGTCCTCGCTTGTGTTCTTATTCTTTTCTAATTCTGCTATCTCTCTCTTAACACTGGAAAGGTTCGCCTTTATATCTGCTTCTTTCTTGTAAAAGGACCTCTCGACTTCCTGTACCTGTTCCCACTTCTCAGAGATCTTTTCGTAGTCTGGCATGCTGGATTCGATGGAAGACTTCAGAGAAGTTATGTGTGAGGAGAGTTCAGACTTTCTAATCTCAACAAAGCCCTCTTCCATCTCCCGTTCGCATGTGGGACACGTCTTCTTTTCAAAGAATTTCATCCTGTCCTCGAGGCTCTTTATCTCGTACCTGCACGATCTTATTGATTCCTCTAACGAAGACTTCTTCTTTTGTATAGTAGACTTCACAGAATCTATCTTGGACTTTTCTTCCCTGGAAGAAAGCACGGATTCCTCCAGCTTTGATGCCCTCTCTGTAAGGTCAGAAAGCGTGTTGTTTTTCTTTTCCTTTAAGAGGTTGACTATCTCAATAAGCTTTTCGTTGTTCTTTATTATAGAAGAATACAACCAATCTATCTCGGATGTGACAGAATTAAGAACAGATTTGACTTCGTTAGAATCGGACTT